GCTCGTAGTGTTGCATCAACTAATTCACTTGTACGGTCTTTTGCTTTTGCTAATTGCTTTTGTGCCTGAACTAATGCTTTGCGTAAATCCGCAATTTCAGGGTCGGTTTCTTTTTTTAATTGTTCTAAATCATCACTTAGCGCCATTGCAATCCTTACGGTGTCTAGCAATTCCCGAACGACTAATATAAATACCGTTCTTTTTTAATACATCTGATATTGAAGTATGCCCAATCTTCGGGTCATTTAATCTTGCCATTAATGCTTCTTTATCCGCTTTATCTAATTCTTTTAATAGTTCGCAAGTAGAACATTTGCCACCGCGAACTACATCAAAATTTGATGAATCGTTAAGGTCATCTGCCAATCCCATTAAGCCCCCCTAAATGAAAAATAACCCCTACCTGTATATCTTACAATACAAATAGGGGTATTTAGGGTATTTAAGTTACTTTTTAACAGTCATTGTTAATTCGTCTTTAGGGTTAGCCCATTTGACGATTACAGGCAATAAAGCAATCCAAACTGTATGTGCCGCGTGTTTCCAATCTGATGAAGTAAAATCTAATGGCGATTTGCCGATTACCATAATCGCGGTGATGGCATTGCCAACAAACCATTTAGCCCATAAATCTAAAACTTTATTATTGAATTTCATACTTTTCCTAATCTTTGAATTGTGGTCTGCCAAAACCTGCAATAAATACAGGTAGTCCACGCTTATTGTCTTTACGATAAGCGCGAACACGTTTCGCTACACAACCGCCATTGCTTTGCGAACCGCTTTTGCCTTCTAACGATGTATTGCCTTCAATCGTTATTATTGTTCCATCGCCATTGTCTTTAACAACAATGCCTACATGGTCTATTTTTTCTCCATCGGGAAAATCAAAAAATACTATATCGCCGCCAACTGGTTTAGCCGTAGCCGCATTAGACCATAAACCTTTACCTTGAAATCCTGCCGCACCCGCAGGTGTATAAACGCAATTAGGAATCTTTAGCCCAACTTGTTTTGCAACCCACATCACAAAATAACCGCACCAATATTGGCCATTGTTATCGTTGTATTTAACCTTGTTTGAATTAGGCGGTTCTTCCATTGTGCCGACTTCTGCGGCGGCAATCCTTACAAAATCTGCGCGTTGGCTCATTTATGCTTCCAATTTAGTTTTGATTATTGCCTGATTTATTTTCAATTCAATTATATCTGATTCAATACGGTCAATTGCATCTTTCATAGATTCGCCGCCGTTATTGTGAAGTTGATATTCAATCTTATCTAATCGTTTATCAATCTTTCGGAATATGCGTTGAAACGCATAAATGGCAGTTCCAAGTATTACTAGGCTTTCTAGGGTTGCCCATACTGCGGCAGAAGCCAAGTTCCAATTGACCAGCATTTTGCACCTTTCGGTTATGATTCAGTAGTTTGTAATTTTTCAATCATTGCTTGAAGCATAGCAATTTGCCCTGCTTGGTCTGCAATGATTTGTTTAAGATTGGTAATTACTTTATCTGCATCTAGTTCCATTTATTTGCCTTCCAGTATTTTTATTCGTTCATTTTGTTCTTGAATTAAAGCCAATAATGCTGGAACAATCATGCGGTCATTCCATGATTCAACGCTATCAATGTAATCTGCGGCAATAGGATAAATTGCATCTACTTCTTCAGCAATAAAACCAGGTACTAATAAATTTGCTCTATCATCTGTATCTTTTAAATATTCAGGTTTAAATCTAAAAGCGCGTACAGGTAAATTATAAAGTGCTGTTGGGTCTAATTCAGGCACATCTACAAGATTTACAATATCTGTTTTGTAACGTTCACTAGATGCGGTTGAACGTCTTAACTGACCTGTTGATGAAATCCAAACTGTTGCGGCGTTTGTTGTTGTATTGCTATAAGCAAATGGAACGCGCAATTCATAAGAACTTGTAATATTAAAATCGCCATAACCTGTAAATGTTCCATCATAACCATTACCAGTTGAACCTGAATAAATATCAATGGTAGAACTTCCAGCAAGAACGGCAGTTGAAGAACCCACATAGGTAGCAGGATAAGAACCCGAACCATAAGAAATATAAATACCGTTAGAAGTCCACGGAATAATTTTACCTACTGTTGCGCCACCATAAATAAAATCAATTGAGTTAGTAGAACCAACCATTTTAACCGCAGTTGTTCCTGCGCTTGTTTGAATAGTTCCGCCTGTAATAACAGAACCATTAATAGCGCCGCCTGTAATACTTCCCGTTCCAACGCCTGTTATACCTGTTGAACTGATAGACCAACCATTTGATACTGTTCCAAAATAACCTGCGGTTGCATTGATTGTTCCAGTAATTGTTGCGCCAGTTGCAGTTAATAAACCACTTGAATTAATAATTGCATTACCTGCAATATTAAGTGTACCGCCTGTAATTGTTGAACCAGTAACACTACCTGAAAATACTGCCGCGCCAGTTGAAGCACTAATTGAAAATGTAGCGTTATTGCTTGAATCATATCCCGCAAGACCCAACGAATTCATTACAACGCGAGCGCCGCTAGAAGATGAAGAACCTGAATAAACGGTAATACCGTTTGCCGCAATAGCAGTTATTTGATTAGAAGCATTTACAATTGTTGAAGCACTTGGTTGAAGTGATTGGATTGCTTCGTTGTAAGCAATAGTTGCTTGTGCTAATGCTTGTACCGCTTGCGCTTGCGCGTTGCCCGCTTCAATTGAAGCCTGAATAGCATATTGAGTTGCTTGCGTAGATTGCGCTTCAGCATATTCTGCGGTGTACATAGCCTGATTAGGGCCTGTTGTAAGTTTGTTAATTTGGTCTTGCAAGTTGTTAAACATATCTTGCAAGTTAGGTGGGAGATTAACAAATGCCATTTTACAATACCGTTCCCGATGCTAAATCTCTTGTTAAAGTAAGTGTAATGCGGCTAGGGCCATTTTCGCCAGGATTAACTGTAATAGCCATAATTCTAAATGGTTTTAATTGTCCAGTTGTGCCAGTTGTATCAATGCCTGACGGAAAGTAATCATCTTTAATCATCAAACGAACTTGGTCGCCAACACTATATTGTGGGAAATAAGGGTCTACATAAGGTGGCAAAACAACTTCAACAGTTGTTGGCGGATATGAAGTTGCGTTTAATTGACCTAATGTTAAGTCTTTAAGCAATTGAGTATCGCCAACGTCTGTGTAGTTTGCAGTATCTTCTAACAAACCAAAACCATCTGCGTATTTAGCAGAATCAATTGCAATAGCAATTATCTTACTATTGTTTGCACCATAACCTAAACCGTAAAGCCTATTAGCCGCACTTGATGCATCTTCAGGGAATTTGTAACTAACCAAGTTGCCAGGGAATTGAAGTACCGTAGCAAGCGGGTTAGTAGTGCTATATGTAACGCCTAACGTTTGCGCAAGCGAAAATACGTTTACTAAATTGCCGTTTAACAACATAGGCTTAATTCGGAAATCAAAATAGTTTGCAGATAAATCTTTAACTGCTTGCCCAACTGATTTTAATTCGTAACCGTAATAAATCTTTTTAGTTACATAAGCAGTTGAACCTACGCTAAAACTTAAACTTGTATTGCCGTAAGGTAAATCTTCTGCATATTCCATAAGTTGTTGCGCAATATATGCAGGGTCATAATTAGTAGCAGAATAATCTTTTGTTGTACTAATGCGGCGGCGATTGTAAAGCGACATCATTTCCTGCGCGCTAATTGATAGGCTTTGCGATGCAGAATCGTATTCACGCGCCCAAATCACGCCCGACCAAACAGGAACAGTTGTATAGGTTACTGGGTCGGTATAGAGAACCCATAAAATAGTGCGCCCTGGGATTGTGCCTTGATATGCATTTAATTGGTCAGAATTTAAACCCGACAATAAAACGTGGCCTTGAAATGTACCAACTGAATTTAACTGCGATGTAAAATTAACATTTGTAAACGGAAGTTCAGCAAGGATTGGATTGTTACCACTTGCTTGACCGCCTGATACATAACTGCCAGTAACAGGAACATCAATTGCAAACCATGTACTAGAACGTGAAGTAATAGTACCTGTAACGTTAAATGCGCTAGGTGATACGCCTGTAATTGTTACGGTTTGACCCGCAGTAAAAGTATTGTTTGCTGTATAAGTAGTAATAATTCCATTACTAATTGCGCCTGTAACGGTTACAACGGGCGCATAAAGTTGAGTTGTTACATACCGAAATTCTGCGGTAGCCATTAGATATAGGCGCTTCTATACGGAACGGACATAGAACCAACTGTACTTGTAAATGATGTTGTTGCATTAGGATTTAATTGCAACCAACCCGTAGAACCCGCAGTTAAAATATTTCTTGTTGGGGCATTATCATAATAAACAATACGTTGTAATAAATCTATTTTAAGATTATGACCCGCAGACATTCCCGAAAATGCCATTGTGGTTGTGCCGTCTGTAATGCTTCCACTTGTACCTGAAGTAGATGCAACTGTAATTACAGGGCATGAAATAGCCCACCCTGCATTAGTCATAGATACGCTAGTGCCAGTTACGGTAGTAGCAGTATCGGTGTAATAACGTGGGTCAGGGAAAGACATCATAATACGGGTTTGAATATACCCGTAAGTAAAATCAGGGTCAATTGGCGTAAGAATTCCACGTGAACGGCCATACATTTGCATATCACCAGTATTGGCGTTTAATCTAAATTGAAATAATTTTAACTGTTGGCTTGCAGGTGTAAGACCTGTTGGGTCAGGATAATAACCAATTGGTTGCGGTGCAAAGGCATTTTGTAATGTTTTGTAATTTGCTTGCGCAGTAGTTGAGTTATCGCCTAATACAGTTACATCAATATAAACGGTGCGTTCATCATAAAAATCGCGGCCAGTATATGAACCATCTAAATATCCACGGTTATCATCTTGAATACGCAAAGGCGATGTTCCGCCCAAACCTTCAACATTAGTTACTAAATAATTAGTTCCATTACCAATAGTAAGGCTATTAAAAACAAACGTATAATTAGTTAGTGGCATTATTTAGACCCCACAGGTACGCCATTTTTAGCGGCTCTTGATAAGTTCTTATAAATATCATTGGTGTTGGAAGCATACACGGTTACATATTGAACGGTTTGCTTACCGCTACCACTTGCGCCACCTGCGGTATCTTTATTAAGAACATTGCCAACAATTCCTGTTGTTGTTCCTGGTTTTGCGCCGCCTGTAATGCTAGGAATTTTTGGGGTTGTAATTTTTTTGTTTGCTAATTTTTCAATTGATTCGCCAGTTTTACCAACTGCTACTGCGGCTTTATCTGCCGCATCTGCAACGCCTTTAAGAAACCCGCCGCCAGGCAATTTAGATAAAAGACGAATCAATTTTGCAACAGCGCCAATTACTAAACCTACTGATTGTACGGCAACAGATGCCATACCTGCCATTAATTTACGGAATGTTTCACTAGCGTTCCATAACTTAACAAACGCAACAGCCGCTACACCAATTGCAATTGCAAGATATGTAAACGGATTAAGCGCCGCAATAGCCGCTTCTGCCGCCGCTACGCCATACATAGCGGTTGCAATAAATCCTAAGCCAACAGCAAATACTGTAAGAGAAGCAGAATTAGCGCTTATCCAATTAAATACTGCATTAACTTTTTCAAAAAACGCGCTAAGAACAGGCAATATTTTTGTTGCTATAACATCAAATACTTTTTGAAATTTCTGTTTTAAAATTTCAAATTGAACTGCGGCTGTACCTGCGGCGTTTTTTGCTTGTCCACCAATACGCGCATTTAATTCATCAAAGGCTTTAGCAATAGCCTGGTTCTTAGGTAAATGTTCATCTAACGCAATATTAAATTGTTTAAATACCTTCATTGAACCTTGTGTAGACATACCCAACAAACGAGCCGCGCTACCCAATGGAATAGTTTTATAGCGAGCATAATCTGCCGCAAGCGCCATAAGTTTTGTTGATTGTTCAACATCGCCTGTTGCAGTAATGAGCGTACCCATTGCATCGGCGGCTTCAGAACTCTTAAAACCTAATGACGTGTAAGCATCAACGTTTTCTAAAATAGATTTTTGCTGTTGCTTTGATGTAATGCCCATGTTAGCAAAGGCAGTTGTTAAACGTGTTACTGATTGCTGTGTAGTTTGAAATTCATGCGATGCAGATTGAAACATACTTTGCATTGCAACAACGCCCTGGGTAATCAAATTACCACCAAATACACCAAGCATTGTTTGCTTCAGGCCGCCTAAAGTGCCATTAAGTTTTTGTGAACGTGCAGAAATACCATCAATTGCGGCGGTTACTTTACCTACGCTCGCACCAACGCTAGATACGTTAAATACGACATCTACTTGTAGTGGTGGTATTGCATCGGTCATTTCAAAACCCCCTGAAGATTCTTAATTAAAATTCTTTTAATGTAATTACTTTTTTGAAATTGTCGTACTGCGGGTGCTAAATATGGAAACTTTTGACCATCTTCCCAATTAGGATTACCCAATTCAAGTGCGCGAGCATAAGCAGTATCAGCGCCAACTTCAGCAACGTATACACCAAATCCTATGCGCTTGCTAATTCCTTTAATACTACGTTGTAAAGCACCCGTAACTTTCATAGGCGGTTGGCCTGAAACAGCAGGATAAGGATTAGCGGAACGGCGTTTATTAACCAATTCAACTGCTCTTGTTTGAATACGCCCTGCTAATTCTAAACTTGTTGCTTGTACTGCTTCTAATAAACGTATTTCTATTGCTCTAAGTGCGGCAATGACTTCAGGCGCGTTATCGCTCTCGCTCATTTTCCACCTCTAGCATAATATTGTTTATAGATATTAACCATGCAAAAATATGCGCAGGTTGATTATCTGTTTCTTCGGGTGTCCAACCAAATTCTTTAGCACATAAATAATATTCCCAATACTTATCGGGATATTCAAAATCTTCGTGCCGCGAACTTCCTTTAAGTAAATCTTTTAATCGTTGAAGTTGGCGGTATCCGCTTTTGGGTCTTGTTCAGTTTCCTTTGTTGGTTCTAATACAGGAAACAAATAATCTTGCGCTTCTTCAGTCAATGCAAGAAGTGTTGCGTAATCTTTTGGCGATAGTTCACCTAAAGATGCAATACGGATTGATGGCGGAATTAAATCAAATGACCACTCCACAACGGATACGGCAATGATTCCATCTTGAATTGCTACGGCTTGCATTGTTTCATTGTCTGCGTTACCTGCCAATGATAAGACCTTATCGCGGTCTTTCTTTAAAAGCGTTTTTGGGTCGCGTAATTTAACTGTGTTTCCGCTTGGTAATGTAATTTCTTTAGACATGGTTTCCTTCCAACGCCTTCTCTTTTGGGTTGAACAGGGGTGGGGAAGGCGGCCACCCCTGCCAACATTTTACAGGTTACTGATATGTACCTGAAGGTTTTGCGTTCTTTAGTGTCCACTTAATGTTTGAATATCCGCCAGTTGAACCTGCATCGGTTGTATTAGCGATTGCACGAACATCAACATCAACTTCTACATAGTCTTTGCTACGGTCAATTATTGCCGCAGTATAAGCACCCTTTGTAATTGTAAATGAAATTTGTGTTGCTGTTGAGCCTGAACCTTGCGACCAATCAAGTGTAATTGCAGGTTGTGTGTTTGTAAGGAAACGTGTTAATTCTGTATCGTTTTCCATAACAAATTTAAATTTGCCTGTTGTTTCTAGCGCGCCTAAGAAAACCTGGTATGGGTCTTTTGTATTTGCTAAACCAAAAATAGGTGTTACAGGGCGGCTTAAATTGATTTCGCCATCAACAGTATTTGAAACAGTTGAACCAGCAATTGAAACTGTTGCTATCCAAACTGGCGTTGGTAAAACTGTTGAAAATGTAGGCGATGGCGTTGAAGCAGCAGATGATAACCAACCAGTTCCTTTTGCATCATAATCCAACATACCATCTGAAGTAAACTTCATATTGAAATCATGAATTTGAACACCAGGATATGCGCGTACGTTAGCCGCATAAAAATCTGTAAGAGTAAATGCAGTTGGTTGTGCATCTGCGCCTGTTGCCGATGCGTTCTTCAAACTAATAACGTGTGTGTATGGTGCAGATGCGCCTGATGTTGCAACGCTACCCAAGATACCCGCAATAGAATATCCGATTGTGTCGGGATAAACTGGGCCACCAAAATCGTAAGTAGAATTACTACGACCCTGAACGTATGCGTAATCTTTAACAAGCGAACCTTGCGCCATATCTGAAGCGGTAAGTTCTCCAATAATATCCGCAGGTTTCATCTTTGAAGATGCAACAGGAATAAAATCAGTTGGTGCAACAGGTGTGCCTTTTGTTACTTCTTTAGCAATACCGAGGTAACTACGGGCGGTATTTTGTACGGTCATTCTTCTTCACTCTCCTTAGTTACGGCAGGTGTTGCCTTTACGGTTTTTGTTTGTAAGACATCAGGCGCGCTAAAATCGCTTGGTGCTTCAAAGGTTTCATTAGGTTTAACAGTTATACCAAGTGAAGGAAATACGCGTTCATCTTCACCCTTGTAAACGAATGTAGCCATGCTACTCCTATGCTCTAATCATTTGTGTAATAACAAATCGCATTGATGACCATATTTCAGTTGATGTTCCGTTTTGCGATAATGGTTCTCCGTAAGAAACATCAATAACTGGTTCTGCACCTTGCCAAACTAAGATGCCGCTAGGGTCCCCAAAATTATGGTCTGAACGCAAACGCGCTTTTAAATTATCAATTGTGTAATCTAAATCGTCCATTGCTTCTTCCGTAGAACGTGCGGTTGAATGTGTAAACAATTGAATTGCTACGGTGTAATCAATACGCTTCCAACCATCATGCCAGCCACCAACAGCAATACGATTTTCTGTTTCAGATTCAATAAAAATTACTGCGGCTGTGCGTGTTTGTTGGCTAGGTAACGCATTAGTTTGAAAATTAATACGTTTAGGAAGCGACATAAAAACTTGATTGATGCCATCTACTTGCGGCGGCTCTATGAAGTTGAATAATGTTTGGCGTACTTGTGCGCGGCCTACTGTGCCGCTTACATAGGTCATTAGCGAATCCTGCGATAAGTGCTTAACAAGCGAGCGGCAAGCGCTAATTCATCTCCGTATTTTTCTGCGCCTGGGGCTTGAATTGTAGGCAATGTAGTAACCTGCATAGTCATTGATGAATCACCACGAACTTTTAAAAACGCTGTTGTAATTAAAATTACCGCTTCTTTAATTGCAGGTGGTAATGCGCTTACTGATGTATCAACATCATGCGCGTACAACATAGGGCGCGCAAGCGTAACCGTATTATTACCGAAAACATAATCATTTGCAACTGTAATTAATTCTGTGTTTGCGCCATCGTAAACTGTAAGTGTTTGACCTGCAATAATACCAACTGCATCTAATACTGTAAGTTCAGTATCGCCAATTGCAGATGGTTCAGCAACAATTGTATTTGCGTATCCTGCAACGTAAGTGTATTTAACAAAGATTTCGTTTTGGTATCCGCCATTGTATGAGCCAAAAGATAGCGGGCCTTGTGAAGTCCAATTGCCTAATTGTGCATTAGGAATAATGATTTCTTGTGGCTCAATCCATGCAATTGAACAATCGCCTAGCGATGCCATGTTAGTAGGGTATCCGTAGTTAAAATCTGTAAGTGCAACGATTGGGCTAAATTGTGGGTGTAAACGAATAGACCCATCTGAAGGTGTAACGCGTGTACGCTGTTGTTCTGTTTCTAGCGTAGCGCCCAATACTTGATTGCAATATGTATCTGCCCATGAAGAAGCGCGAATAATTACATTTTTTAATTCCGCATCTTGTACGTCAGGGTCTTGTGAATTCCAAACTAAATTATCTAAATCAATTGCGGTTGGTGCGCTTTTATATTCTTCAAGTGTGAGATAAGGAATTGTTGCAGGTTGTGTTGTGTATCCGTAACCATTAGCCATTTATTTCTCCGCACTTTGAGCATTGTTTGAAAAAAGAACCGAAACCACATTTTTTGCAAGTAAATCCTGTAACGTGCGCCATCGCACCGCTTGCACTTGCTTCGCCTAAACCTTCTGCTTTTAATTTCTTTACTAATTTAGGGTCTGAAACATTGAACATTCCATCTTTACCCCTACGCAATACGCGTTCGCCGCGGCTTGTTTGTACGGATAATTGGTTCATACCTTTTGGGCCAATGATTTTAGACATTATTGCTTCCTTACATTTTTAAGGTGTTGTAATACCTTGATAAAGTGAGCCTTTTTACAACTTGCTCAGGTTGTTGCTTAATTACTAAGCAGAAACGATACCTGAAACTACACCGTTCCAAGCAGGTGCGTAGCACATGAAGGTTCCACGGAAGTAGGTTGAGAAGTCGTATGAGAACTGGTTTACAGGCCATTGAATACCCATGTAATCCTGAACCATGATGTTTGCCCAAACATCTGATACCTCTGTATCAGGAATTGGCAATGTGTAAGAAAGAACAGGTGCAACACCCTGTGGTAACCACGGGTGAACAGTTAGATTAACCATCTTGCCTGTAATTTCGTTGTTCAGCGCACCAATAACAGCGCCACCAACATAATCGCCTGTATCGGTCTGTGCCAATGTTAGACGGTAGTTAGCGGTTGAGCCATTCTTGATTGTGTCTGATAACTGCTTACGGTCTGCACCGTTAAGTAGGATTTCATCAGGGTCAGCCTTTACGTTGTTGTAAAGAAGCGCAAACACGTTCTGGAATTCTACACCTGGATTAGATGTTGAGAATGTGCTGTTGATTGTGTTGATTGCACCTGAAATAGATGGGTTAAGAACTGTTGGAAGAATTCCATCATAACCTGTTGCGTATGCAGATGTATCTGAAGCCGCAGTTGAAGCAAGCGCACCTGTTGTTGTGTATGGTGCGGTGTTTCCTGTGATTGTGGTTGAAGCCGCACCTTGAACAACGAATGTTGTTGAAGTTGTACGACCCTGGTAAGTACAGTTTGCTGTACCTGTTGTTGTACCAACATAAACGCGGTATCCAAGTGCGCCTGTAACAGCAGAAACATCAATCTGAAGAACATCGCCAGCAGAAACAGCAGTTGATTGAACTGTTGAAACAACTGATTGACCAAATGCGCCAGCATCAGCAGTTACATAAACATAGTATGTATTAGCCGCAAGTGCAGTTTGACCTGATGCCGCAACTGGAGAAGTTAAAGTTACTGTTGGTGCAGAAAGTGCGCCTGAATAACCTGAAGCAGTACCGCGAGCCATAAGCATCATACGTTCTTCCATAAGCATTGTTGCGTATAGAGTTGAAGTTGATGAAAGTTGGCGTAGGTCTTGGTAACCCAAACCTGAGAAGTTAGCATCAAAAGATACCTGGTCAGATAGTGAGTATGAGTTGTATGGTAGAACTAGGTCATCAGCAGTATAAGAAATCTGTGGGCCACGTTCGTACATAAGTGGTGTAGATGCACCTGGCGCAAAGTCATTCTGTGTTGTCTGTGTGATACCTGGCCAAATGTTTCCTTGTCCACCTGTACCTGTACCTGTGAATCCTGTGATTCGCTTGATACGGTGTGAAGTACCGACACCCTTCTTACGAACAATCTTGTTACGCAATGGTGTTGGGCGTGGTGTAAGCATCTTTGCAGGTGCTTCAAGGTCAAACGCCGCGAATGATGTAGATAGCGGGTTTGTAAGTGTAATTTCCTTAGCAATATCTGCGGAAATTGCACGTTGTGATGCAAGTGCTGTATTTAATGAAGCAACTGCATCAGGTGAAAGCGACTTGTTAGCAACAAGTGCTTCTAATTGTGATACTGGGTCAGCCTGTGGTGCAACACCTGGAGTATGTGAAGGGTTTGCGAAAGACTTATTTAGTTCACCTAAATATGCTTCCTGCATTTTTGCCGCTTCAATTGGTGCAACATCACCGAACAGGTCTGATGCTTTTGGCATCTGTGCCATAAGTAATTTTCCTTTTCGTTAAGTGTGTTATTCGTTTTCGCTTACAGGATTTGCTTTTGCCGCGAATTCATCGTGCAAAGCGCGGTATCCCTTAGCAAGAACTGGGTCGGTTGTCGCTTCGGCCTTTGCCTTATAGGTAAGTGCCTTAACGAGATATTCATTTGTCTTTGCAACAGTTGCGCTAGATGTGCGCTTAGGCCCACCTGCAACTGCTTTTGTTAGTGCCGTTGCTAGTTCGGATTCAAGTTTTATTGATTTCTCTACTGCGGCCTCTTTATCCGCTTGCAAAGTTGCAATCTCTGCTTTTACCGATTCCATAGCACTCTTAACGGCTTTTTCAACAACATCTTCAATAGATGGTGTTTCATCTGCTACTTCTTCAGTAGCAGAAACTTCTTCAGCAACAACTTCGGTTGCTTCAGCAACTTCTTCAATTGCTTCTACTGCATCTGCATCTGCCGACTTTTCAACGTCATCTTCATCTGCATCTGCATCTTTATCTGAACACTTGCAATCAGCCATAGCCTTATTGCACTTGTCGCATTTTTCGCCAACTGCGATTTCGCGCTGTTCGTCATCGTTTGCGGCTTTTTCTTCAACGATTTCTTCAACAACTTCGCCTTCGGCTTCTTCGCCTTCGTACCATGCTTTTAGGTGTCCGATTGCTTCAAGAAGGTGCGAAATTGAAAATGTTTCGTCATGGCCTTCTTTGATTTCGCCCGCTTCAATACTGATTAAATCAGCGAGCGCGGCCATTGCTTCTTCATACTTTGCTTTATCAAACTTTACTGAATCGGCGTTCAAAGATTTCGCCAATTCTGTAATCTGCTTAATTGTTTCCATCTTTGTTCCTTTGTCGGTTGTTAGTGCCTTTTCTGATTTAGGGTCATAACCCCATTCAAGCCATGAATTACCTTCGGTGAAAATATCGCTTGCTTTTACTTCAAGCGACACAATCTTGTAATCACCATTTAATGCGCCTTCACCATGTGCTTCGGCATATTCTTTAAATGGTGTTACCCAATCACCACGATTAATTCCACCCTTAGCATCGCTAGGAATTGCGCGGTAAACTTCAACTTTTGCATTAGGCTTGCCCTGCATTTCACGGATTAATTCATGCGCTTTTGCATCTAATCCGCCGCGATGTCCTGTGCCGTAAATGTGTTCTCCCTTATCAGAATAAACATCATCAGGATAAATTCCATTTGCGGTTAAATCATGTAACGGTGCATCATTTTCGCGTGTAGGTGCATCATGGA